ATTCTAAACTCTGTATTTTCTTCTAAATCTTTTTCCATCAATTGAAGTCTGGTGTCTGCAACATTTAAACGTTCTATAATTTGAAAATAACCCATCGTGCCAAGTGCTACAATAATTATCAAACTAGCAACCGTCTTCATAGGCATCTGCACTTTTGCCTCTTCTCCGATTTGTAATGGTTTGTTACTCATTTTGTACCTCTACTAATTTTTCTTCAACTAATTTTATTTGTAATTGTATTAATTCAAGTTCCTCATTGAGGAATAGATATTGAGTGGACAATTTAAATGTCCATGCTGCCGTAAATATAATTAATACAAAAAGCAAAGTTAACACTTTGTCATTCATCTATGGCCCCTCGTCTCTAGTCTCTAGTTTATAGGAATTCTAATGTAGGATCAATCTTCTTTTTTTTCTATCTCGTAAAACATTTTGTCACTATCTTCAGTAACCCAGTCTGAACCTTCGACATCCCAGTAAGTATTTTGAACTTTATAGTCAGGCCAAGATGTGTCAGTAGTGTAGCTATTAACATGCCACAAAATACGATTATTAGGCTGAGCTGCATAATTACCGTTATTAAGAGCCAATATATGCGCACACTTGTGTTCTTGAGGAATCTCAGAGTGTTCTGTATTAAGAATATTAGTCTCTGGATGAGCCCAATCAACAGTAAATAAATATTGTCCATGATAAAATTTCTTGTCTTTACCTAGGTATTTGCCGTTTATACCAGCCAACCAATCAAAACAATGGACACTAGGATAATAACTAAAGCAGTTCCACAGTTCGAGTTGATCCACTCGCATATCAGGCACGTCTTTTCTTTCAAATTCCTTTTGGAAAAACGCTGAGATAGGTAAACGCCAAAAGCACGCACCGTTGGGTAGCATGATATTAAATAAGAGTGCGCGACCTGAAATAGAGACCAGACCAAAGATAACACAGTCAATAAAATCTCCTTGATGTTTTTTAAGATCATAAAGATACTCCTTTCTTACTTTGCAATAAATTGGAGGAATGTTTGCGTTTAAATATGCCATAATATTTACCCATGTATTTCACCCCAAGTATTACCATATTCATAGTCAACTTTATTTGGGACAGCTAGTTTAACAGCATTTTCCATAATTTCAATTATCTTTTTAGCTTGTGCTTCTGACTCAATGGAAATATCTAATTCATCATGTATCTGTATGTGAGGTATTATTTTTTCTTGATATAAATCTAACATGGCTTTCTTTGTCATATCAGCTGCAGATCCTTGAATCAATTTGTTTAAAGCTTTGTATGTAAATGCTCTTTTTATTCTTCCTCTTCCATAAGTTCTTTCTGCTTCTTCTAAGGACATTGGTGTGTGCATGCCAAATGTTGAAGGTTCCCATTTATTAAATCTACATCTACGACCTAATAGTGTACCAATCGAACCGGAAAACTGAGCATGGCTAGAAGTCCGGTTCATTAGTTCACGAACGAAAGGCACATTTTCATGATACTGGTTAAATAATTTTTCTGCTTCTTCTTTTGTAGAGAGTCCTAACTCTGCTTGTAATTTTGCTTTACCCATACCATAAAACAAACCTAAGTTAATTGTCTTAGCATTGCTTCTAGATATACCTGCCATATCAGCTACAGTTTGGTGAAAGTCTACAGAATCACTTTTAAATTTATTTACTATATTAGTTACAGATTGATCATACATAATAGGATCAGTTGTAGCTGCGTAATGCACAACTAATCTAGGTTCTTGTTGTGAATAGTCAAAACAACCCCAAGTATGATTTTCCTCTGGTAAAAACAATGATCTTATCTTAGGACCTAAATCCTTATTTCTAGCAGGTATTTGCTGTAAATTAGGATTTGAATAACTAAACCTACCAGTTACTGTACCACCTTGATCTGATCTAATTGGATTAATATCTGCATGAATACGTCCTCTATGTTCATATTTTAATATTGTATCTATAAAAGTTGTATGAGCCTTATTTATTTCTCTTGCTTTTGCAATTTTTTGAACTAAAGGATGTTTATGCTCAGATAGAAAATTTTTAGTAAAGGAGGGTGCTTGTGTTTTCTGTGTTCTTTCGTACTGTAAACCGAGTTTGTCGAAAACTTTCGCAATGGACCTTGCTGCCCATATCTGTGTATCAATTCCTGTTTGCTTTTTTACTTCTAATAGTAGTGCCTCTTCTTCTTTTAGCATGTTTCGTTTTAATGTTTGTGCACCTTCTACGTCTACTCTAACACCTTTAAATTTCATATCTATAAGACAAGGAAATAGTTGTGTCTCCAGATCAAATATCTCACTTAAATTTTGTTTCTGTATTTCTACAGATAAAATTTTAAATAGTTGTAATGTTAATTCAGCATCTTTTTCAGCGTATGCACCCACGTACATAGCGGGTAGTTTATACATTTCAGACTTTGCATCTACACCTGCAGCTTCAGCGGCTTCTTTTAATCCTTTTTCATCTTTTACTTCTCTAAGATATTCATATGCAATACTATTTAAAGCGTATGATAATCTATTTTCATCAATCAAAGATGACATCACCATAGTATCTACGATAAAACCATTGATTGAAATATTATATGCTCTTAGCCAACATACATCATACATTGCATTATGAAATATTTTTGTGTTTGATGCCTTACAAACATCTTTTACGTAGTCTAAAACAATTCTTTTATCTAAGTTACCTTCTCTATGACCTATCGGATAATATGCAGACCAACCTTCTACAGCTAAAGCTACACCTATTATTTCACCATCGCCAATGACCGCACCAGATCCTTTTGATTTCAAGTTTGGATCTTTAGTTTCTAAGTCAATCGCAACATAATCATATTTTGACAAGTCTGGAAAAGTATCTGGACAAGTCCACTCTGTTTGCGCTTGAAACATATTTTAATTTACCTTTTTTTCATAGATGTATTTCTTTTTAACCACACTATCTAACTTTTTTTTATTCGAAAAAGCATATAAACAAGAATTATAATCTTGAGGAAATATTTCCCAACAAATATCTTCATGACCTTCTAAAGCTAAATAAATTTCTAAACGAAATTTATATTTTTTTGCAATTACAAAATCTTTATTTATCCTCGCTTTGGCTGCCATCTTCCTCTTTTCTTTTACCAAAGATTTCATTCCAACGTTTACGATAGGTGTCATTCGATATTCTAGACCTACCATCCCATTTTCTGCCAGATGACTTTGCTTGCTTTTTCTTTTGTTTTTCCATGCTATTTCTTTTTTGTATCTTTTATCTTAAGCATTTCTAATTGGCAATAGTGAACAATTTTTTTTAAATCTTCTACACCACCTTTTCGTTGATATCTGCAAACATATTTTATAACGTTGCCTTGAAAAAACGAAAGATCATTTTTAGAAATGAATTCGTAAGGTTGAATGGGAAACTTAGTGTAGTGATTCCCACCTACCTGGGTGTATTGAGGAAATGATTCCTCAAATATATCTTTGTGTGTCATATTATTTCTTCTCCTATATTGTATTGATATTCATAACCTTGGTTCATTATGAATAAGTTTTCTTTTGCACGTGTTACACCAACAAAAAATAATCTATGTTCAGTGTCTTTATTTACTTGTGCAGCTTCGTAAATAATTCTTTCCAAGTCTGTAAACAAAACTACATTCTCTGATTCTTCACCTTTAACAGAATGTATTGTTGATAATTTTATTCTAGCAGGTTTACTTAGATCCTCGCCGCTCGTCATTAGCTCCTTGATATAATCTTTCTGATAATCTTTAAATCTTAATACATCCCAACCACCAGATACTTTTAGCCCATGGTTTAATTTTAATTCATCTATTGTTACAGAGTCTACATTTTCTAAAGACTTACCTCCAGAAAACCCATATTGAACATCTCCATTTTCATATTTTAAAAACTCGTATATGTTCTGAGCTTCTTCTCCAGATATACTTGCTCCTTTGTTTAGTCTATTCCAATCATTGATTGCTTTTATAATTTCAGGAGGCAACAAATCATTAAATTTACAATCAAATCTATATCCAGACTCTTGAAAAAAAGGTACTAATTTTTTTAATTGTTCATTAGTCCTAGTTAACACCATCCATTGTCCAGAATCTAAATGTAAATCTTCTAGTTCTAAATTTTCAAACACCGCTCCATCTGCTTCTCTAGGTTGCCATTCTTTTTCTCTTCTCTCATCTATATTTTCTAAAATAGATAATGCAACTTTGTGTATAGCTCTTGGCACTCTTCTCGATTGAGTTTGATGATCTGGCGTGCCTACTAAATCAATGAAAGTTTTTGGATCTGCTCCTTGAAACGCATAAATAGCCTGATCGTCATCCCCTGCAACGTATGATCTTTTACATATTGACTCTATGTAAAAAAACATTTTCCATTGCAAAGGATTCAGATCTTGGGCTTCATCGAGAAAAACTGCGTCGAGGGAGGGACACTTGCTTTTCTCAACAAATTCTGAAATCATGTCTGAAAATTCATACATGTTATAATCTTTTTTATAGTCTATAATATCTTGATTAATTTGAATTAATAAAGGTTCACTAATATAATCTATTAAATCCAATTCTATTGCTGCGTCTTGTAGTTTTATTTTACGACATCTAGAGTATTCTATTATTTTCATGTACTGATTTTTATATTCATGATAACCATTTTCT